TTATCCGTTCATATAATTAGAATAATTCTGCCTTTCTAAAGTACCCACTAAGTCATTACCTGATATTCTAAAGTTTACCGCACTCCCGCCGTAAGTATTACCGGCCCGGGCGACTCCTGTCCCGCTGCCAAGCGACCTCATATTTTTGGCCTTCCCAATTATTGCACCGCCTATTGCTGTGAGAGCAATCCCGGCGGCAATCGCGGCATAGGGATTGGAAAACGCCTTTTTGAATGCATCCATAGCCACACCATAGGCTATTATCATTGCTCCCATCTGAGTCATAAACCGCCCGAACATCTCAAGGATGTCGGCAAAGAAATTATCAAAATTTTTAGTGGATAAGCTCTCACCTAACATACTAAACACGCTCGCCAACCCAACCGATACAAAATCTTCAAGCATTAAATTCATTCCTTCCTTAAGCTCCCTCATTCGTGCCTCCATCTCATCCGCTTTCTTTTTTGCCAACGCCACTGCGTCTAGTAAAGCATCGTGACTCTCTGCGCCGATAAATACCTCATCTTCCCCAAAAGACCATGCCGGAGCCGCCCCGGTCTTTTTCTTAGCACCTTCAATTATTCCCCTTAAGGCTTCGTCCTGGGACTCCCTCATGGCGTCGGTTAATTCATTCTGAAGGTCTATCCTCTTTCTTATAGCATCATTCACCTTAACCCACGCTTTGAATATTTCCTCTTGGGTCTTTTTTTCACCGTCAAGCTCCGTGTTGATACCCTGAAGGGCTTTTAACTGCCCCTCAAAAAAGCGCAGTACAGCCAAAAGGGGTGTTTGGATAGCGTCAAGTTGTTTTATTTGTTCCTTAGCAAATTGTTTCTCCGCGTGGCGGAATTTACTCGTCCCCTTATCTAAAAGATCCTGCTGTTTCTTTCTTTCTTTAGCCGTAACAGCAAAGACCTTACGTTGTCGCTCAATCTCTGCCGTTAGGAGTCTTATTTGCTCGGCGGGCTCCTTGTCTTTTAGGATCTTGGAAAACTCTAAAAATTCATCCGTTCCGACAGCCCCGCCCCTATTAAGTAGCCTGTTAATGGCCTCAATAGCCTCACCAATATTTCGTAAGGTGAACATGATAACCTTACTTTGGCCGACCGATGTTTTAAAGTTTTCCCACGCTGTCGTCATTTGGGCTATTGTGGTGGCCGTTGTGGAAGCCACGTCCCCAGCCTCTTCAAGTGACCTTGCAATTATGTTTCCGGCGGCCAACCCAAAGTCCCCAACCTTCTTTATCTCCTCCTGAAGTTCGCTAGCTGAGATTCCAAGATTATCCAAAACCAAACTAGATTTTCTACCGATCCCGTCGATAATGCTTTGAGTTAGGTATTCAACTGACTCACCAGTCTGAATAGCTCGGTTGGTGGCGAACTCAAAAAAGCCCGCTAGCTGCTCTAATGGTATTTTGAAGTTCTTAGCCTTGACGGCGGACTGCATTAACATGAGGTTGCTAACCGTGCCGCGTGTGGCCGTCTGAAGGTCTCTTAATAGCCCCGCCCTACCAAGGCTGTTAAAGGCTGCCGCAACACCCTCCATAGCGGAGCCGAGTTTAACAGATTCCTTTACAAAATTAGTGATGGCACCAACAGCAAAAGCACCGGCGATCATCCCGCCGATCTTATCTACTTGTTTTGAAAAACCATTTAGAGACCTTTGTGACCCCTTTATCCCCTTCTTGAACTTAGTATTGTTCATCTGAAGGACTGTGGTGAGGGTTGTTAGTGTTCTGTTAGCCATCTTTTATACTCTTTCTGTATTCCTTTATTTTTTCTATCTCGTCGGTGAAGTCGGGGGCTTCTCCATCTCCAGGCAACTCCATTAAGTCGCTTGGTTTGATAGCCTTATCGCTAAAGGCGTTGGCAAAAACAGAACCTAACCACCGTGTTCTTCTCCAATCATTGTATGTACGTTCTAAATAACCCTTCTGGGCATTTAGTATTTCCTGAAAGGTCATCTGCCAAAAGTCGGCGTGTGATATACCTACCTCGCCGAAAGCAATGGCCTGAAGCTCATCGAATGTTATTTTTTTTTACTCTCCGGCTCCTCTTCAGAATCACCACTAAAGACGGTGAACATCTTATTAACCAACTCTGCGTCGTCGTCGATCATATCCCCTATCTCCTCTGGACTTCCAATCTTACACTCCTCCTTAGCCCATCGTGCGCCATCAACAAAGCCCGCATAAACGAAAGCCAGAAGCTCGGACAACCTTAAATCACCAAGTTCCCCCATGCTTTTCATTACCACGTTCATCGACTTACCCGTCAGGTCACCAAAGAGAGCTAATGCGTTCATCCCGTACCTCGCCGGGAGTTTACCTTTCTTAGTCTCTACTATCATGTTGCCATATTACCTGAACACTGTATTGAATAGGCACCGGTGGTTAAAGAATCACTCAAGCCCCCACCCAAAGAAAGGGAGGTAATAACGCCATCGCCTTCAAGAAAGGCTGTGCCGTTTCTGTACATTGTCACCTCTACAAGTGTGCCCGCGTTCATGTGGGTAAATAAATTGGTAAACTGTGTACCAGCCGCGGCAAGTAGGTAATCGCCCGAAATGACGCAATCGACCTTCCCTGCGATATACGAAGCGTTCAACGCGCTTGCCTGGTTAGTGGTTTCTAGGGCCTCTGCCGAGAGATCAACGCTGACAGAGGTGCTTTCAGCTATTAACGCCTCTACTGAGGTGTGTAATACCTTTAGTGTTAATAAATCTCCTCGTAGTGCCATAATTTTTTATATTTTTATTCGAAGTATAATTGATATTCTTGTGTAATTACATATTTTTTTAGGTCGTCTAAATAAAACCCATCCTCGCTAACCCAGTTGGCAATCATTAGGGTCTCAGTGTCGTAAGACCCTGTGGCCGCCTCAGTCCCCGCAAACATAGCATCAGCCAGAGTTATACTGTCACTCAGTGCGTTGGCGAAAATGCTAAGTGATACCTCTACATTATACGGGCCTATCCCACCCTGAATCCTAACGGGGTCAAGGCGTACGTTGTAAACCACGTAAGGAACCTTTAACTCCTGTGGGGCCACAAAAGGATAAACGTCTGCTTCAGAGTCGTTTAATAAATCATATACCGCTTTTCGTATGCTCATCTTACCGCGTGTTTCTTAAACGCCCTTGTTACTATTGTCCTCATGGAATTATAAATACTCTGTTCGGTTGGCATTATTGACCACTCGGACGCTCTTGTTATTCTACCCTGGCCGGGGTTATATCTATCCCAAATCCACAAATAGTAAGCATCTGTTTTATAACTCCCGGTTTTGGTTCGCGGGCCAACAAATAGAGTTGCGGTGCTCTTGCTTGTTCCCCTCTTTTTCATTATGCTTTTCCTCCCCAACCCAGGCGGGTGCCACTTATTTAATTGGCCCTTCGTTCTTCGCCTTGCCCGTGAAGCAGAAGAGGGTACGTGCATCTTTTCCTTACGAACTGGAATAGCTTGACGTTGGGCTTTCGCTGGGATGTTCGCCGCGTGGTTCAAAACCTGATGAAGCCTTTTATGTTGAGTTTTAACGTCTAACTCTCTAAAGGCTCTTAAAAGTTCCTCGTCGCCAATCAGCTCTAATTTAACCCCTGCGTCTATTTTACTCATCATCAAAAGCCTCTGTGGTGAGGTGAAAGTGAAACCGCCCCTCCCTACGTACATCCCTGATAAGGAAAATATTAGAGTCGTAACTTATCCGCATCTTGGTTGTTACATCAGGGGCATCATAAGAATGAATCTTAAAAGTCATCGAATCCGAGTACACGGGTTGTTCAGCCTCATAACTCATCACTCCACCCTCGTCGTCTCTCTCCGCCCACACGGTCTTATAAGTAGCCCACGTAGTATCCACCTCGCCATAGTCATCGCGTGACTCTGTTGACTGTTGGATTACTATTTGGTAGTTATAACCCATAACTTCGGGAGTCAGCCACTATGTTGTCAAAGAACGATATGCGCTCAGTAACGGCGTCATTGGGATTCTCGTACTTACGATATACCCAGCTTAACACCGCTTGCTTTACGTCATAGTCAATAGTTGAATAGCCCGCCGAGAAAGTAACAATAAAAGCGTCATCCCTCGTATAAGTAGAAGGAATATCCGTTATCGTTATCACTGCCGGGCGGGGGTCGTAACCCATAGACCCCGTTGCAATGTTCGAGAAGTAATCACTGCTCGAAAGGGTCTGTAAGGCATTATCTCCGTCATAATATTGAATCGAGGAAATACCCGTAATGGGGTACTTCCACAACTCAATAAATTCATATCCTTTGTCTAAAAACGCTTTCCAGTTCTGAGATGATAAACATACGTTTGCTCTTTTCTCGAAAGACTTTACACCACCCCATACCAAATCCTCGATGAGGTTATCTTGTGTGGAGTTTGTTACTCCCAGGTGGGCTTTAGCATCCGCCACGCTTATAGGAAGGGTGGTAGCTACTTTGTAAATCTCGTATGTATCAACTATCTTTCTCATTTCATTTTCCGCGTTCTGATCTTTGGGGGCTTCTCCTTCTCTTCGGTCTCCACGTATTCAAAAATACCGGGAAACTCTTCAAGAATCTTCTTGGCAAATTTCACATCTAGCTCACTAAATGATCCGGGTTGCCGGGGAATCCCTAAAGCTCTAGGACTAATTATCCATTTAACTGCTACTCCCATCTCTACAATTTCAGGTCGTCGATCCTGGAGAAACTTTCAACATGGGTAAGCCCTACGTCAAAATAACCAGCAATTATAACCCTCACAGTAGCGTAAGTATCCAGAGAGTAAGGATTTATCAAAAGATCGAGTCCACCCCATTGCCCGTAATTCAACGCTGTCCAGTCACCAAATATGATAGTGTCGTCACTGAATACGTTAGTGGTCAAAGCGGGATACCCGTTAACAACTCCACCAAGCAGTGGATCGTTCT